CACCTTATACAGTATTTATGACAATTTAATTTAAGATGCCAACACTTCAAGCGCATGGTTTATGTGCTTGATGCGGTCTTCTAGCCCTATAAAACCGCCATTTATCTTCTTTGTTAAAGTTTTGTAATCTTTGGAATCAGCATATTGGTTTAGCTTTTGGACATCCCAAAACCAACCCGCAGTGAGAGCCGCATACATAGGAGTAGCTACCAATTCAGGTTGCATCACAAAATCAACCCCTAGAGCCTGACCTGCATGGAAATAGTTTGCGTGGCCTGTCAATTGGATACATCCTCTTCCCTTGAAACGCCACCCATCACCAGAAGCCTCATCCCTGTTGCCCATACGATTCGAGTAAACAGTATTGGCAATCAACTTAGGGTTTCTAGCGCACATCTGTGCCTTGGCAGCATCAAACCTTTTGGGCCATAACTTCTGCAAAGCCTCTGCACGATAGTTCAAATTCTCTTCAAGAATCCTAAAGTTCCCACATTCATGCCCACATTGACCAATGAAAGCCGCCTTTCTTAGCGGATTCATAATGTCAAAACGCTCAAAAGTGGCATTCAGGGCATCTACCCACTCCGCACCAATGTGAAGTTGTTTAAGTTGTTCAGCGTTTATCATTCAACAGGTCTCTCATCTGGTTATACGAGTCTACGCAAGCGTTCAAAGCAACAGTATTCTTATCCCCTTGGGCAACTATTTCTGCGATGGCATCGATTGTTGCTCTTTCGGCATCAGAAGGTTCATTAGTCGGTCTGTCAGGTTCACTGGTTGCTTTTGAATCTGCGCTGGCAAAGGAGGTATTTGTGGTGGTTTGTACGTTACTTGGGGGGCAGAGGCGCAACTTGCCAGCACGATTGGCAACAGCAAGGGCAGTAGTTTTCTTGTTGATAGCATCATTAGCTTCCTGTAGTTTCAAAGATTGTTGATTAAGTTTCTCACCCATGTTTTGCTCGATTAGACGAGCTTCATCATTCTTTTTGGCAATGGCAATCTTCATGTCATGGTCTCGATCTGCCCATCCGTAATGGTATCCACCTCGATATGTACCAAAAAGGGCAATTGATAAGCCTAACAATAGATAAGGCAGTGGTATTCCGAACATTATTCAGCCTCTTTTCTAGCTTGTGCTAATTCTTCACGCTCTTGGTCATCTTCTAAATGGTCAGGAGGGGTAGTTGGTGGTGGGCCAGGTGTCCAACTCTCATCCAACTCAGGGTTCTTCCAAACAGGCATAGCACCAAAAGGTTGACTAGGCAAACCATACGCAGATTGCGGAGGTGCATAGGACGAGTTAAAACCGCCCTGAGAGCCTCCATAGCCCATTGGTTGACACATTGGTTGCGTTGGAGGATTAAACGCTCTAGAAGCACTAGACATAGCCCGTTTGCCAATAACTCCACCGATACCGCCCACGATCAGCAGAACAATGTCGTTCAGCATCTTGGTGTAGGCTTGGTCAATCGGAGCCATACTTTTAATAGGCTGAGTGACAAAAGTCACTGAGTAGAGCAAAGCACCAACAATAAACATGAGGATAAGTGTGACCGCAACCACAACAAACCCCCAAATTCTTACTTCTATCTCTTCAGTTGTTAGGTTTAACTTCGTCAATCTTTTTCTCCAATATTGGTGCTACTAAGTATTCAGGGCAAGTCTGAGTAAATTGGCATCTAGGTTTCTGACAAGGTTCGGCATGAAAGTTATCTGGGTTCTGACAAAAGTAGCGATACTTTTCGTCACAGCCATGTAGCATAAAAGCTACAAAAATCAATAGATATCTCATGCTTTGATGTCCACAGACTTAGCCCATTGAGTCTTAATCTCTTGAACTCTCTGTTGTTGTTCAGCTTGTCTGGTTAGCTCTGCCAAACGCTTCATATTCTGTTGGTGGATCACTCGGTGAGCCTCTGACAACATTTGAGCATTCTGTTGGTAAGTGGTAATTCTCATTTCCCTAACCCAACCCTTCCAAGTAGAAGATTAACAATCTTGTCCGACAAATCATCAGGCAAGAACTTTAAGAAGCCAAGAAACCATAACGCCACACACCCGTAAACGAATATCTTGAGGCATAGGTCAAAGGTCTTCTGATACTCATTCACCGACCACACCTTTTAGTGGTATCACAAAACTCCATGAGTTCATAGATACCAATTCCGACCAGGAACAAAACAAAAGCCACACCGCCAATAATCATGGCTAACTCTTGCATCTCTTCTTCTTCTTGTTTAGCCTTCTTATCTGCTCTTTCTAAAGCCCTAAGTTCTCTAGCATCGTCAATGTCCATCTGGTCTTGACGAGCTTTAATCTTGTTCCAAACGTCAACCTTACCTGTGGTCATGAAGAGCATCTTTAACTCTTCCTCGAATGCCCTAGCTTGCTCTAAAGCCATCTCAATCTGAAGAGCCTGACCCATGTTTGAGCCTTTGTTCTTCTTTGACTCAATTAAGGCCTTGGTAGCAGCACCTTTGGCATCAAACATCTTGCCTATCATCGGGGCAAGAGAACCTAAATCATTGGCTACCTTACTAGCCTTTTTCACCATCGAAATAGCGCTTTGAAGGCTATTTAGGGCGCTCAACGGGTCTAACGGAATCATTCTTTCTCTCCCACTTAATGCACACAACCCTTCGGTTGTAAACATCACCAGTCCAAGTCCATTTAATACATCGGTACTCTATGGTTGCCGCCAAGAGAAAGGCGATCACGGAAATGCCCAAACAATAATATAACTACAAAAAATTACAAAGACAAGAATCAGGACTGCCACCGAAATAGCGAACAGTCCGTCTTTCATTACCTTCTTTCAGAAAGGTTGTACTGTCCAACAGCACTTGGTGCGATTACCGATCCAAGTGGGGCAGATTGCTGAGAAAGCATACCGCCTACACGCTGTAGTAATTCCGGACGTTGACGCAACAACATATCAATTGCCGCCTGCCCACTAGGACTGTAGGCAGCAGGTACTCCAACTAACGCTGGTATGCCAATTTGTGGTTGTGAAAATAAACCAAGGCCGCCACCTATTCCAACCGCAATCCGACCTGTTTGAGTTGCTCCTGTTGTGTCTCCAATTACTTCAAGAGCAGAATCAGATATATCTTGACCTTTTGCACGACCTTTAGCAAAAGAAGATTTACGTCTAGTTGGGTCTTGTTGACGAACAGCAGTAGCAAATTGTTGTGGTGTGAATACGCCACTTTTTGCTCCAGAATTAGCCGCAGCCACATTGATTACAGACAAATCACTAAAAGCTCCATCTATTCTGCGTAACTTTGAAGTTTGTTTTGGGTTTTGAAAGTACAACTCTTTTTTGACCACACCAAGAACATCACTCAAAGCCTTGCCAATTTCACGCTCAGATGCGCTTCCGCCATTTATGTATTCACTTGCTTTCGCACGCAAATCAGACTCAATACCTTTATAAGTCTGTCCATCAATCTTTTGTCCAGCAAACTTGCTAAAAACAATATCATTTAAAGTTTCGCTAATTTTTTGACGTTGACCTGAATCTAAACTTTTAGCTTTACTTAAAGAACCAAGAATATTGCTTGTGGTTGCAAAGTCCAAGTCAAACGACATTTTGGATAAAACATCATCATATTTTTTAGACACTTCATCTGAAGCGTATGCAATGGCATCACGACCAATAACTTCAGCAGGCAATTTGTCATCAACCTTCTGTAGTGCTTTATTGATTACACCTTTGTTAAAATCAAATAACACTCGTTGTTTTGCATTTTGAATGCTTGTTCCAATTAAAGGTAGATTTTCAGCAAATTCCTCAAGCGTCTTAAATTGACCGCCAAGAGTTTGACCTGTTGTTGGTGTAATTCCAAGATCACGCATTGTTTGTTCTGCTTTGGAAACTAATGGCTTAAGCACTCGACCTGTACCCGCAACAACCTTTTCACCAACAGGGCCAGTAACCCCACCTAAAACAACTTGCTCAGTCTTTTGCTCACCAAATGTACCTTCGCCAACCACAGGTTGCATAGCACCGCCAACAGCACCACCAGCCACTGCTTGACCAACATTAGATAGACCTCTAGCCCTAGCTAATTGAGCTACACGAGCCGCAGGCACAAGACTAGCGGGATTAAGAATATTGCCACCCAAACGAGCCACATCAAAGCCAGATTCGCCTTCTTTTGCCCGTTGTGCTTGATAACCTTGCTCTTCAGCTTTAGCCATTTCATCTACACGTTGTGCTTCTCTGTAAAGCAAATCACTTAGAGCATTAGGCTTAGTGCCACCCAAACTAGCTACTGCACCTAAAGCACGAGGAATCATCTGTGCGCCTGCGGTGATAGGGTCTTTTAAACCCATCATAAAACCAGAGGACGGGGCTTTTGCTTGAGGCATGCTTCCAGAGATGGCTTCTGCTATCTGTTCATCAGACATCCCATCTGGAAACTCAACTACATCTTTTCCTACTTGAACATAGATAGCCATATCAATCCCCTTTTACTGTCTCAAGTTGTCGAGTTTGTAAGTTATAACGCTTTGTTGGTGTTTGTGTTGGCGGTGTAACAGGGCTAATTGGTAGCTCAGTACCACCTTTAGCCGACTGTGTTTGTAAAGCCAAACGCTTGATGTTGTTTTGCACTTTCTTTTCTGCGCTAATCAAAGTACGCTTCATTGACTCAGGTTCAAGTCTTTGATTGCCAGCCACAACGCTCTGCAAATATTTAAGCTCTTCGTTAGAGTCATTGCCACCAAACTGTTGCAATCTAGGAATAACAATCTCTCCAATGTTAGCCATGAATACTTCTGTATTTACGACCTTTTCTGGACTACCAACACCAGCATATTTGGCTACAAATTGTTTTTCAGGGCCAAAAGCTCCACCATAGATTCCTTTATTTAGCAAACCAAGTGCATCTTTATAGGCAGTTTGCAATGAGAATTGTTGCTCAATATTTGCTACATTTGTGCCGATAATTGCACCAGCCTTTTTAGCCGCTTCACCTGTATCAACATTGATACCACCAATAGTGACGTTACCAGTGCCTTTACCAGCACCTTCAACCTTTTTAGTTGCGTATTCAAGCATACGTTTTTGGAAAGGTTCAGTGCCTGGTTTCAGACCAGCATCAATCAATGTTTTAGCAAACTCTGAGTACTTCTGAGCATCAGGGCCTTTATATAACTCAAAACCAGTAACAGCATCTATTAAAGAATTTCCAACAACAACTGTTTTGTTTGGTTTTTCAACCTGTTGCTCAAGGGCTTCAAGTTTTCTAGTTGTAAGATTTAGTTTCGCATCTCTTTCTGGAGATGATGGCTGTTGAGTTAAGACATCTAACTCAGTGTTTAATTGAGCAAGTTGATTAGCAATCAAAATCTTTTCTGGAGTTGATTGAACACGCTCACGATTAGCCGCAGCAGTACGTTGTTGAGCCAAAGCAGTCTCGCTTTGAGCCTTGCGATAGTATTCTGCAAGAGCCATAGCACCTTGTTGATCTCCCGCTTGTGACAACATCTTGATGCCTTGCACCATAGACTCAGGATTAGATTGATCTATCTGTTGAAAGATAGTGTTTCTAGCACTAATCATCTTTAGTTGTGGGTCTTCTATTCCAAAAGCACCGCCAATAGCGTTACCAAGCCCTCTAGCACCTGCATAGGTCATTGCCGCACCACGAGCCGCAGGGTCTAGTTGGGCAAGGGTAATACCTTCTTGCAAAGCACTTCTACGTTGTTGCTCACCATACATTTCGGGTGTTAACCCAAACAGACCCGCTACGATATTTTCTGCCATGATGATTCCTTACAAATATAAGCCAAGGTCTTGGTTGCCATAATAAGTACCAGTACCAAATGTGGTTGCTGGCGCACTCATAGCCGTTGTTGCTGGCACACCACTAAATAACCCACCTACAAACTGACCAAGTGCGTTAGAAGAACCTACGCCACCTAATACTGTTGAATAAGGGTTAGTTGTTGCCGCAGGGCTAGTAGCCAATCGTGTACTAAACTCAGCACCAGATAGGCCTAAACGACCCACATTAGCACCCGCTTGAGATGCTTGTTGAGCAAGAGCAGTACTCATGCCAAAAGGTTGTTGTGCCATTTGTTCCAAGCCTTGAACCTGTCCCAAAGCAGTCGTATAGGGCGTATAAGCCGCTTGCTGACCGCCATAGTACTGACCCATAGTCTGTGCGCCTGTACCCAATAGACCCGCACCAAACGCAACTTGTTGTTGACCCGCTTGTTGAGCATTAGCCGCCAATTGAGCTTCTTGTTGAGCACGAGCATTAAACAAAGCCTGTAGTTCAGGAGTAGTCGCACCCAAAGTGCCACCTTGAGCAACAGATAGACCGCCACGGCCTTGTTGTTGGAGTCTGTTTTGCAGATTAGCTAACTCTAACTCACGACCAGGTTGCAACAAAGCCATCTGCTGATTGAGATAGTTTTGTGCAACATCTTGAGGATTCTGAGCTAAGTATTGATTGCCCAAACCAAACAAAGTTTGTGCGCCAGTTTGTAGTGGAGCAAATGCTTGTTGTGCGCCTTCAGCTTGTTGTAAACCAGACTCAGCCAACTTAACCAAGCGATCTTGAGCATTCTTAGCTTCAGGACTTAGTGTGTACCCTGCGCTTGTCAATTGACCTGTTACAGGATCGACTGCAAACTGTGAAGTACCAAAGCGAGTAGTCATTCCGATAGGACGGAAAGCCGCAGATTGCTTGGCAGCCGCAGTCTCAGCATCAATCATTGCTTGCGCTTTTTGAGCCGCTTCACGAGATGTTTGCTGTTGGAGTAAACCTGCCGTAGTCTGTGCGCCACTCGTAAGCAAATTACTAATGTTTGTTGGTGTAAAGAGACTCTTGACTGCCGATGGAATCAATGATGTAGCCGCTGAAGTAACCAAAGGAGGTATAACTGTTGGAGGCGTTACCACAGGAGGTATTACAGGAGGTATTCCAGTAGGAGGTACAACTGGAGGCACGCCAGTAGTAGGCACTGCAGTAGTAGTTGTAACGGGAGGAACTCCAGTAGTAGGAACAACAGGAGTTGTTAACAAGTTTGTACCACTACCACCTGTTAGGTTGGTTAAGGTAGGTACAGCCGCACCAGTAGTCAAAGCATTTGCAAGGCTTGTAGCACCTGCAGTACCACCTGCACCACCTAATGCAAGATCATAAGCAGCCAATTCAGCCGCAGTTAAACCAGTAGTTCCAAGAGTAGTCGCACCACCTAACGCTCCCGCACCGCCAAATAATCCACCCGCAGCCGCACCGCCTAAAGCGGCTAAAACTACAGGGTCTTTAAAGGCATCTACCAAGCCACCAAAGAATGATTGGTCTTCTTTAGTTTTTATCGTGTTTACAAGATCGCCAGTAGGACTTAAAACTTGAACGTCTGAGCCAACAGGAGCTTTGTAGTTAACATCGCCCGTAGTTTTTTCAACGTAAATGTTTTCAATACCAACAACTTGCCGATCTTCTCCAGAACCTCGAACCTCATATTGAGGCGCAATGCGAGTATCTCCAAGAGTAACTGACATACCCTCTGGGATTGTTGCTGCCACCCTAGATACAACTTCACCCTCTGGTAAACCAACAGCCGTAGCCATTTGAGCAGGAGACACTCCATATTGCTCCATAGCCGCAACGATCTGAGCGTCACTCATGCCTGGATTAGCAAGCAAGAAATCTATAATTTGTTGACTGGTTACGGCCATGATTGTTTACTCCGCTTCTTTAGGAACTTGCGCTTCAGCCTGTTCTTTTATTTTAAGAATCAGAGGCCATACGCCTGATTTGGCGGGCATCTCACCCAGCACGTTCAAGATAAATTGCACTTCATTTGCGTCTAAATTCAAATTCATGTTGCACTCCAAGGCACGCCTGACGCTTGCGTAGGATTCTTCTGCAAAGCAATATTAGCCGCCAGAGCCGCCTCTGTACTAGCCTTATCAACCCCATTAGCCCATACCCAACCAAGGACTGTTTCTTGTGTCAGGTCTGCATAGGGAATAGTTGGTGTGCCATCAGCCCATGAGCAAGTTGAGTAAATAGAGGCTGTGTAGTCTCCATCTACTGCTGTGGCTTGCCAATGAGCAGTGGTTACAAAGCCGTTTGAGGTTTCACGCTCAAGTGTTGAGATAGTCCAGTTTGTCATGTTCAAGCCTCAGTAGGGTTGTAAGGTTGTGGTGATGTTTGAGTCCAAGCGTATGTGGCAATGCTCAAGTAATAAGCCTCATCCAATACTGTAGATGCTTGTGGGTCATTGGGTACTAGAGTTGTACGCCAGTAAGTTGATGAGATGACAACTCCATCCTTTGCAACATCGGTTGTTTTTTGAACACCAATGCAACCATTAGGTTGAATGTTGAATTGAGAGATATATGTGACTTCTGTAAATGTGGACATGATTGTTTCCTTATGAGTACAATATTTTTAAACTTGATAACTTACACTACCAATAAATCCAGCACCGCTAGCTTGAAGGTTTGTTGCTGCTGTTCCTGAACCTACCAAATAAAATTCAATATCGGCGGCTCCAGTAGAACCAATGAATGCCGACATATTTGTTCCGCTAGTGTTGTAACCTATCGCTACCGCAGGGAAGTTAGTGCCAGCAAGAGTAAAAGGAAGTCCAGTAATTTTGAAAGCCAATGCGCTTGAATTTGCAGCAATAGTTACATAAAACTGCAAATAAACTAATCTTCCAATTTTTGTGTAAGTTGCCGAATTGACAGTAATTCCTACACCACCATTAAGAACCGCAGGTGTCCAAGTCCCTTCTTCATAGTCATCCAACGTATTAGCGTTTGATGATGCTGATTGAGTTGCGGGGAATGTGATGCCTGCACCGCTTGTTGAGGGGGTTGCATCTCCAACACTAATTGTTGTCTTTGATTGAAAGCCACCTGCCGAAGGTATTCTGGCTCGTTCTGAACCATTAACATAGAAAGTCATTGGAGTGGCTTCTGTGTTATTGAGTTGGAACTCACCCGCTGATGCAAGAAAATAAGCAGATTGAGCCGCTGCTCTTTTTAGCGCAATTAAAGAAGTGCTTGAGCCGTTTACTTCAATTACGCCCCGACTAGCTGCGTTATATGTTGCTGTAGTTGTGCCGACTAAAAAATTACCATTGGCATCCAAAGTCATCGCTTGGGTTGCACCTTGGTAGAAACGATACGCAGAACCTACGCCAGCATTGTTTGCAAAAGCAGAGTTGAAATATGAGTAGCCGCTTGATGATGACCCCATGTTAAGAGCAACACCACCAGTGGCGTATTGCAACACAACACCAGAAGAAATTGTCCCGCTAGATGTTGGAACGCTATCTGTGTATTGGACGTTTAATCGTGCTTGCGGAGTAACTCCCAAGCCTAGATTGCCATCTCTGTTAAGACGCATTTTTTCCGTTGCAGTAGCAGAATTACCAGTACCAAAGGTCATGTCATATGCACGACCAAGCCCATCATTTTCTACAACATTGATAAAAGCACGAACACCTGTTGCAGAACCACTTGCATCATTGGAATACCAATCAATTTCACCAAGAGATTCGCCAGTGCCAACCGAAGTATCGGATGAACTTAATCGAATAGTCCCACCAGTTGCAGATTCAATATGAAGCTGTTTTGCAGGTGACGTAGTGCCTATTCCAAGCCGACCAGAGGCATCCAAGGTCATAGCTTGAGTGAAAGTGATAGGGTTTCCTGCTGTGCCTGATGCCGCATAGTACCAAGCGTGTTGCCCAGTTGAATTTTGTAGATATGTTGTTGCAAATCCAGTAGTTAAATAAGTGCTAACTGCACTTGTATTTACAAACTCATTGTTGCCAACTCTTAAAGTGTTTGATGTTGCAGATATAGAACTTGTCGTGTTAATTTGAAGTGCTTTATAAGACGTACTCCAATCACTTGGAACAACACCAAGCCCAAGATTTCCACCTACAGGCTGAAGCACTAAAGGTTTAGCAAATCCACTTGAAAGGTTTCCAGAGTTTGATACTTGTGTCCAAGCATACGAACTTGTATTAGATGCGCCCATATCAAGAACAATACCGCCATTACCAGTAGCAAGACTTGATACACGCAATCCACCAGTTTGTGTTGTTCCAGTTGTAGCGGGAACAATGTCACCGCCCATTACATTTAGTTTTGTGCCGTTTTGTAATGTTGTTGCAAGTAAAAGTGAGCCTGATGAATCTACGCGCATAGACTCTACACCACCCTCACTAAAAGCAATAGTGTCAGCCGCAGGGAAGTAAATGCCAGTATTCGTGTCGCCAGTTGTTGTCAATGCGGGAAGCAATGCAGTTCCCGCTTGTAATGTCGTAACACCAGTAGCACTCAACGTAGTAAAAGCACCAGTCGTAGGAGTAGTAGCACCGACAGTACCATTGATGTTGATAGAGGCTGTACCTGTAAGGTTAGTTACAGTTCCACCAGATGGTGTACCTAATGCACCATTGAACAATACTGGCGCACCCGCAGAGCCTGTATTAACCGCTAGAGCAGTAGCAATACCAGTTCCTAGACCAGATACGCCTGTACTGATAGGAAGACCTGTAGCGTTTGTTAAGGTTGCGCTAGTAGGTGTTCCAAGGATAGGTGTAACTAGGGTAGGAGAGGTAGCAAATACTGCTGAACCGCTACCAGTTTCATCACTTAAAGCACCTGCTAATTGAGATGAAGTGAATGAACCCAAAGAGGTAGCATTGCCAACAGAAGTGACTGCACCTGTTAAGTTAGCGTTAGTAGTGACGTTACCCGCAGTAAGACCAGAGGCAGTGCCTGTGATGTTTGTGCCCACCAAGGCCGATGGAGTGCCTAAAGCGGGAGTAACTAGAGTAGGGCTTGTAGCAAACACCAAAGAACCCGTACCTGTCTCATCAGTAACCGCAGAGATCAAGTTAGCAGATGATGGTGTACCCAAAAAGGTAGCCACGCCAGTACCCAAACCACTCACACCAGTAGAGATTGGCAGACCTGTGGCGTTTGTCAAAGTACCAGAAGCGGGTGTTCCCAATGCAGGAGTAACCAATGTTGGCGAGTTTGACAACACTACTGAGCCTGTACCTGTAGAGCTAGTTACACCTGTACCACCATTGGCTACTGCTAGAGTGCCTGTAATATCAGCAGTAGAGAGAGTGACCGCATCCCATGAAGCGTTAGTACCATCCGATTGGAGATACTTGTTAGCCGCAGAGGTTTGGCTTGGCAACAAGTTATTCAATGCACCAGCCGCAGTAGAAGCACCTGTACCGCCATCAGCAACTGCTAAGTCTGTGATACCTGTAATAGAACCACCAGTAATTGCGGCAGCAGAGTTATCTGTCTTCGTAGATATAGCAGTAGAGATGTTATTGAACTCAGTGTCAATCTCAGTACCACGGACGATCTTTAACGGATCACCAGGACTAAGGTTGTCTTTAGTGGCGAAATTTGTGCTCTTTGTGTACTGACTCATGATATTTTCCCGTTCTTAGATTGAATCTCAATCTTCTGAATTGACAACTGTGTGCCGTTAATGGTGGTTTCGTAACCAGTTTGAACAATCTTTCCCGCACCAGAAGCATTTACATCTAGTGTCTTAATAAGCACACCACCAGAATATTCTGCAATGCCATATTCGGCAAGGCCATATTCATAGTTCTTCTGTTCAGGAATGTAAGCATTGCCCGACAGATAGTTGGCAGCAAAATCAAATCCCCACTTAATTGTAACGAACTGGTCAGAGCCACCAATCACAATTGTCTTGATTCTTTTCAAGATGGAAATCTGATTCTCGTTACCTAAATCTGCATGGTTGGTAAAGTAAGAAAATCGATAAGTTGATGTGTGATCTAAGAAACTTGCATACTTACCAATGTATCCACTCTTACCAATGTATAAATCACCATTACGAAGCGAATAGAGAGCCGTAGGAGCAATCGAATCCCACTTAGTGACCCTAGATGCACCATCTTGCAATTGCATCTTTGTATCGAAACAGAAGACCTGTGCTGTTACTGGAAGAGTCAATAGATAAAACGCATTCTTCTCTGAGTAAACAGACTTCAGATTAGCCAAAGTCTCTACTGCCAAAGAAGATACCAAGTCAGAACGAACATTCTTAGATAGGTCTCTCAAAGGAGCAGACTTCTCTTGAATAGTTCTCATCAGTGAGCGAACACCTGAGTCTGACAAGAAGATAACGTCTGTGCCAATACTCTGAATTGAATCACGAGCGATACACCCAATAGAGCCTACTG